ATGCCGCCGCCGGGGGACTGGCGGGTGTGGCTGCTGATGGGCGGGCGCGGTTCGGGCAAGACGCGGGCGGGGGCGGAATGGGTGCATGCATTGGCATTGGCGCGGCCGGAAAGCCGGATTGCGCTGGTGGCCGAAACGCTTGGCGATGCGCGCGAGGTGATGATCGACGGCGTTTCGGGCATCTGCCGTATCGCGGGGCGTCTGCGGCCGGAATTCGAGGCTTCGCGGCGGCGGCTCGTCTGGCCGAATGGGTCCATCGGGCAGATCTTTTCCTCCGAGGACCCGGAGAGCTTGCGCGGGCCGCAGTTTCATTTCGCGTGGTGCGACGAACTCGGCAAATGGAAACATGCGCAGGAGACCTGGGACATGCTGCAATTCGGCCTGCGGCTCGGCGACGATCCGCGCGTGCTGGTGACGACGACGCCGCGGCCGGTGCCGCTGCTGCGGGCGCTGGCCGGCGATCCGGGAACGGCGGTGCGGCGCATCGCGACGGCGGAGAATATCGCGAACCTATCACCGGGCTTCCTGAACGCCATGGCCGACCGCTACGGCGGCACGCGGCTGGGGCGGCAGGAACTGGACGGCGAGCTGATCGCCGACCGCGAGGACGCGTTGTGGAGCCGCGCGCGGCTGGAGGGTATCCGGCTGCGTCAGCCGGGGCCGCTGTCGCGCATCGTCGTGGCGGTCGATCCGCCGGCGACGGCGTCTGCGGTTTCGGTCTGCGGGATCGTGGTGGCGGGGCTGGATGGCGGCGGCCGGGCGGTGGTGCTGGCGGATTGTTCGGTGACGGGGGCGAGCCCCGCCGGCTGGGCGGGCGCGGTGGTGCGGGCCTTCCGGCGCTTCGATGCGGACCGGGTAGTGGCCGAGGTGAACCAGGGCGGCGACATGGTGACGGCGATGCTGAAGAGCGTCGACGCCAACCTGCCGGTTTCGACGGTGCGGGCGACGCGCGGGAAATTTTTGCGCGCGGAGCCGGTGGCGGCGCTCTACGAGCAGGGGCGGGTCGCCCATGCCGGGGCCTTTGCCGAGCTGGAGGACCAGATGTGCGATTTCGGGCCGGACGGGCTTTCCTCCGGCCGTTCGCCGGACAGGCTCGATGCGCTGGTCTGGGCGCTGACGGCGCTGGTGATCGACCGGCAGGGCGAGCCGCGGGTGCGGGGGATTTGACGATGGGGATCGACCGGAAGCGGTTTTTCGACGGCGTGCGCGGGGCGCTCTATGGCGGGCGGCTGGGGCGCGGGCAGGTTGCGGGCTTGGCGGCGCTGCTCGACCGCTTCGAGCGGGGCGGCGAGACGGACGATCTGCGCTTCCTCGCCTATATGCTGGCGACGGCACATCACGAGACGGGCGGGCGCATGCGGCCGGTGCGTGAGACTTTTGCCGCGACGGATGCGGTGGCGATTGCGCGGCTGGACAAGGCTTTTGCGGAGGGGCGGTTGCCGCAGGTTTCCGTGCCCTACTGGCGGCGGGACGAGGACGGGCGGAGCTGGCTCGGGCGCGGGCTGGTGCAGATCACCCATCGGCGGAATTACGAGCGGCTTTCGGCGCTGACAGGCATCGATCTTGTCGGGCGGCCGGAGCGGGCGATGGAACTGGCGGCGGCGGTGGAGATTCTCTTCGTCGGCATGCTGCAGGGCGCGTTTACGGGGCGGCGGCTGGCGGATCATTTTTCCGCCGGGCAGGACGACTGGGTGGGGGCGCGGCGAATTATCAACGGGGTTGACCGGGCGGAGCGGGTTGCCGGCTATGGGCGGGCGTTTCTTGCGGCGTTGGGTGGGTAGCTGCTCCTCATCCGGCTGCCGCCACCTTCTCCCCGCAGGCGGGGAGAAGGGACTTGTGGAAGCGCTTTCCTTCCCAACGACACTGGTTGCCTGAAGAGCGGGTAGCCCCATCCCCTTCGTCCCGCTTGCGGGGAGAGGCGGCGGCAGCCGGATGAGGGGCGGTGCGCCCGCCGGTTTTCGTGTTTTTCACAACGATCGAGGACATCATGAAACTGCCATCCTTCCTCACGCGCCGCCGGCCGGCGGCGGTGGAAACCAAGGCGTCTGGCTTCTTCGCGCTGACGGCTGAGGGCCGGGCGCATTGGTCGAGCCGGTCCTATGCCTCGCTGTCGCGGGAGGGGTTCATGAAGAACCCGGTGGCGCACCGGGCGGTGCGCATGATTGCCGAGGCGGCGGCTTCGGTGCCGTGGCTTGCCTATGCCGGCGACGTGGAGCGGCCGGAGGATGCGCGGCTCGCGCTGCTGGCGCGGCCCAACGGGCGCATGGCGGGGACGGATTTCTTCGAGACGCTCTATGGGCATCTCCTGCTTTCCGGCAACGCCTTCGTCGAGGGGGTGCGGGTGGGCGAGGAGCTGCGTGAACTGCATCTGCTGCGGCCCGACCGGATGCGCATCCTTGAGGGGCGGGACGGGTGGCCGGAGGCCTATGAGTACCGCACCGGCAATCATGTGCGCCGGCATGCGGCGGGCGAGGGGCAGGCGATCCTGCATCTGCGGCTCTTTCATCCGCTCGATGATCAGCTCGGTTTTGCGCCGCTGGAGGCGGCGTCCATGGCGCTCGACCTCTCCAATGCGGCGGCGGTGTGGAACAAGGCGCTGCTCGACAATTCGGCGCGGCCTTCCGGCGCGCTCGTCTATCAGCCGAAGGAGGGGGGCAATCTTTCGCCCGACCAGTACGACCGGCTGAAGAGCGAATTGGAGGAGGGCTATTCCGGGCCGGCGCGGGCCGGGCGGCCGATGCTGCTGGAGGGCGGGCTGGACTGGAAGGCGATGGGGCTTTCACCGCGCGAGATGGATTTCGTGGAGGCGAGGAACGGGGCGGCGCGTGACATCGCGCTCGCCTTCGGCGTGCCGCCCATGCTGATCGGCATTCCCGGCGATGCGACCTATGCCAACTACCAGGAGGCCAACCGCGCCTTCTGGCGGCTGACCGTGCTGCCGCTGGTGAGCCGCACGGCGGGGTCCTTCGCGGCGTGGTTTTCCGAGGAGGGGGACGGGCTGCGGCTGGTGCCGGATCTCGATCAGGTGAACGGGCTGGTGGCGGAGCGCTCCGAGCTTTGGGCGCGGGTGGGGGCGGCGGGGTTTTTGACGGATGAGGAGAAGCGGCGGGCGGTGGGGTATTGAAGGGTGGGGGCGTTGCCCCTCATCCGGCCTGCCGGCCACCTTCTCCCCGCAAGCGGGGCGAAGGGATATGCCGCGCCGGTTTCCCTAAACAAGAACGGTTCGTGTGGCACGTCCCCTCTCCCCGCTTGCGGGGAGAGGGTTAGGGTGAGGGGCACCCTGATTTTCTTGTGAAATCAAAAGTATAGATGGATGATGTGAAGCGTTTTGCAGATCTTCGGAATCGATGCCTGAAGATGTTGAATCGGTTTGCGAGCAAAGCGTCGCAAGGGATTCAAATGACTCAAGGAATGCCGCTGCCGGACCCGTGTGGCCGTGCGTCTTCGGCCGTTCCTTCCGAATTTCCATAATAATCTGAAAGGCTTAATAATGGCTGACTTCGGAAACGATGGCGGGCTGTGGACGGCCCGTCTTGTCGGCGCGTCGGCGGGCGCGGCTGTTTCGCTCATTTATCTCCTGCCCAAAAGCCGCCGGGAGGCGGGGTGCCGGTTCTTTACCGGGCTTGCCTGCGGCCTCGTCTTTGGCGGGCCGACGGGGCTCTGGATCGCGGTCCGGCTCGGCATCGTGGGCTATCTCGGGCCGGTGGAGGTGCTGCTGACGGGATCGGCGGCGGCCAGCCTTTCGGCCTGGTGGGGGCTGGGCGTGCTGGCGCGGATCGCGGAGCGGATGAGGCAATAGGGGGGCAGTAGCCAGTAGCCAGTAGGCAGTAGGCAGTAGGCAGTAGGCAGTAGGGGTGGGCCTCGCTGCGTGGGTCCCTACTGCCTACGGCCTATTGGCTACTGCCTCTTTTCCCCCTTCCACATCATCGGAGACTTCCATGACAACCGACGACCTGCCGGTCTGGCGGACGAAGAAATATGCCGATCTGACGCTTGCGGGCGTTTCCGGCGACGGGGTGTTTTCCGGCTATGCCAGCCTCTTCGGCGAGGTGGACCTGAGCAAGGACGCCATTGCGCCGGGGGCTTTCGGTCCCTCGCTGAAAAAGCGTGGCGCGGCCGGGGTGCGCATGCTGTTCCAGCACGATCCGGCCGAGCCGATCGGCCGCTGGCGCACCATCCGCGAGGATGAGCGGGGGCTTTATGTCGAGGGCGTGCTGTCGCCGGGCGTCGCCCGGGCGCGCGAGGTGCTGCAGCTCATGAAATCGGGGGCGCTCGACGGGCTTTCCATCGGCTTCCAGACGGTGCGCTCGAAGACCGACCGGGCAAGCGGCGTGCGCCGCATCCTGGAGGCGGACCTCTGGGAAATCTCGATCGTCACCTTTCCCATGCTGCCCTCGGCGCGGGTTTCGAACGTGAAGAATGCGCGGTGGTTCCGCGACCGGGAAACGGAGCTGGTGCGCACCATGCGCCGGGCGGCCCGGATGATGATGCAACGCTAACGGAGACGACAAGCATGACGCAGACGATGAAGACCGCGCCGGAAATCAAGGCCGTGCCGGAAACGATGACCGCCGCCTTCGAGGACTTCATGGGGGCCTTCGAAGCCTTCAAGGAGACGAACGACCGCAGGCTCGGCGAGATCGAGCAGAAACTGACGGCCGACGTGGTGACGCGCGACAAGGTGGACCGCATCAACCGCGCCATGGACGAGCACAAGCGCGTGCTCGACGGGCTGGCGCTGAAGAAGGCGCGTCCGGCGCTGGGCGGGGCGGGCGAGGGTTCGCCCGAGGCGGCCGAGCACAAGGCGGCCTTTTCCGCCTATATGCGCCGGGGCGACGAAAGCGCGCTGCGTGCGCTGGAGGGCAAGGCCATGTCGGTCGGCTCGGCGGCCGATGGCGGCTATCTGGTGCCGCCGGAGACGGATGGCGAGATCGGCCGCAGGCTTTCCGCCGCTTCGCCCATCAGGGCGCTGGCGACGGTGCGGCAGGTCTCCGGCGCGGTGCTGAAGAAGCCCTTCGCGACCTCCGGCATGGCCTGCGGCTGGGTGGCGGAGGCGGCGGCGCGGCCGCAGACCAACGCGGCGCAGCTTGCCGAACTCTCCTTCCCGACCATGGAGCTTTACGCCATGCCTGCGGCGACGGCGGCGCTGCTCGACGACGCGGCGGTGGACGTGGAAAGCTGGATCGCCTCGGAGGTCGATATCGTCTTCGGCGAGCAGGAGGGCACGGCCTTCGTTTCCGGCGACGGCGTCAACAAGCCGAAAGGGTTTCTCAGCTATACGAATGTGGCCGATAGCGGCTGGAGCTGGGGCAATATCGGCTACATCGCCACGGGTGCGGCCGGCGCCTTCAAGGCGAACGGGCCGTCCGACACGCTGATCGATACGATCTATGCGCTGAAGGCGGGGCACCGCCAGAATGCCAGCTTCGTGATGAACCGCAAGACGCAAGGGGCGATCCGCAAGTTCAAGGACGCGGACGGCAACTATCTCTGGCGTCCGCCGGCAACGCCTGGTCAGCCGGCCTCGCTGATGGGCTTCGCCATCGCCGAGGCGGAGGACATGCCGGATGTGGCGGCCGACAGCGTCTCCATCGCCTTCGGCGATTTCCGCGCGGGTTATCTCGTCGTCGACCGTACGGGCGTGCGCGTGCTGCGCGATCCCTACTCGGCCAAGCCCTATGTGCTGTTCTACACGACCAAGCGCGTCGGCGGCGGGGTGCAGAACTTCGAGGCGATCAAGCTGGTGAAGTTCGCGGCGAGTTGAGCGGCGGTCGCCCGCGTTTCCGCTCCCTCTCCCCGCTTGCGGGGTGAGGGGCGGCCCGGCATTGGGGCCTTGCTTGTGGTTGCCCCTCATCCGCCCCACGATCCCTTCCCTTAACAATTTCTCTCCCCCCGGCGGCCGTTCCCTGCCGCCGGGACCGCGGGCGCGGTTTTCCTCCCGGCCGCGCCCGCATTTCCTCCATCAGACAGGATTGCCATGACCATTGCCGAACTCACGCCGCCGGCCGTGGAGCCGGTCACGCTTGCCGAGGTGAAGGCGCATCTGCGCCTCGATGCGAACGACGAGGATACGCTGCTGGCCGCGCTCATCCGCACGGCGCGCGAACATCTGGAGGCCGAAACGGGGCTTTGCCTGATCGTGCGGCCGCTGCGGCTCTATCTGGACGACTGGCCGGAGGGCAAGGTGATTCAGATTGCAAGGGGGCCGGTGCAAACCGTTGAGGCGATTACGGTTTACGATGAAGCCGGCGCGCCGGTCGACGTGGCGGCGGCGGGCTATGTGCTCGATGGGGTGGCGCGGCCGGCGCGGCTGATCCTGCCCGAGCGGCCGGCGACGGCGCGGGCGATGAACGGCATCGAGATCGATTTTTCCGCCGGCTTCGGCGAGAGCGGCGCGGATGTGCCGGATACCCTGAAGCGGGCGCTGCTGCTGCATGTCGCTGTCATGTACGAGTTGCGCGGCGTGCTCTCCCTCGAGGACCAGCCGGGGGCGGTGCCGCAGGGCTATGAGCGGCTGGTTGCACCCTATCGGCTGCGGAGGCTGTGATGGGGAACTCCCTTGATCCCGGGGTGCTGAACGCCCGGCTTGTGCTGGAGCGGCCGGAGGAAACGCCGGACGGGCAGGGCGGCGTGGTGCTGGGTCATAGCGCGGTGGCGACGGTCTGGGCGTTTATCGAGCCTCTCGGGGCGAAGGCTGGCGAGGCGGCGGGGACGCTGCGGGTGGCGGTGACGCATCGTATCCGGCTGCGCTGGCGGGGCGATCTCGCCGGCGGCATGCGGCTGCGCAAGGGGGCGCGACTTTTTGAGATCCGCGCCTTTTGCGACCCGGACGAGACGGGGCGCTACCTCGTCTGCGACTGTGAGGAGATCAAGCCATGAGCGCGGCATCCGCCTTGCAGAAGGCCATTTTCGCCCGGCTTTCGGGCGATGCGGCGCTGACGGCGCTTGTCGGGGCCGATGGCGTCACCGACCGCCGGCTGGCGGCTCCGGCTTCGCCCCTCGTGGTGATCGCGGGCATCGACAGCGTGGACCACTCCACCGCCACGGAGGTGGGGGAGGAACATGCGGTGGTGCTGGAGGTCTGGTCGGGGGCGGCGGGGCATCGGGAGGCGCAGGGTATCGTCGCGGCGGTACGCGCGGCGCTGCACGATGCGGCGCTGGTGCTCGAGGGGCATCATCTCGTGTTTCTGCTGCATCGCGAGACGCGGCTGAAGCGGGACGGGGCGTCGAAATTCCATCGGGCGGAGATGCGGTTCCGGGCGGTGACGGAACCGGACGGCTGACCTCCATTTTCACGGAAAGGATATGGCCATGGTGGCACAGAAGGGGCGGGACCTGCTGCTCAAGATCGACAATGGGGCGGGGTTCTCGACGGTGGCGGGGCTGCGCTCGAAGCGGCTTTCGTTCAATGCGGCGCTCGTCGATGTGACGGATGCGGAATCGGTGGGGCGCTGGCGGGAATTGCTCGGCGGGGCCGGGGTGCAGCGGGCGGCGCTTTCGGGCAGCGGGATATTCAAGGATCAGGCGTCCGATGCGCTGGTGCGGTCGCTGTTTTTCGGCGGGACGATTGCGAGCTGGCAGATCGTCATTCCGGATTTTGGGACGGTCACGGGGGCGTTTCAGATCGCAGCGCGGAATATTCCGGCGCGCATGACGGCGAGGTGCTGTTCGAGATCGGGCTGGAGTCGGCCGGGGCGCTGACCTTTGAGGTGCTGTGATGGGCGCGCGGGCGAACAGGCATCGTGGGGAGATCGAGGCGGTTTTCGATGGCGAGCGGCGGGTGCTGTGCCTGACGCTCGGGGCGCTGGCGGAGCTGGAGACGGCGTTTGCCGTCGATAGTCTCACGGGGCTGGCGGAACGGTTTTCGAGCGGGCGGCTGAAGGCTGAGGATCTTATCCGCATCATCGGCGCGGGGCTGCGCGGTGGCGGCAATGTCTTCAGCGATGAGGATGTGGCGGGCATGGCGGTGGCGGATGGGCTGGCGGGGTTTGCCCGCATCGCGGCGGAATTGCTGCAGGCGACCTTCGGGGCGAGGGCGGATACGCAAAACCCTCCGGGGCCGCATCCGGCCTGAGCGGCGAGCGGCCCGCCTTTCCCTGGGAGGCGGCGCTTCATGCCGGACTGTGCCGGATGCGGCTTTCCGCAAAGGATTTCTGGGCGATGACGCCGCGCGAACTGGGTTTCGCGCTCGGCCTACTGCGGCCTTCATCGGCCGCGCCGGGGCGTGCGGCGCTGGCGATGCTGATGCAGGCTTTTCCCGATCGGATGGAGTGACGAATGGCGATTTCGGACGACAGGTCTCTTTCCGGCACGCTGGACGATGCCGAGCAGCTTTCGGCGGTCTTTACCGACCTCGAAGCGCGCTCGCGCTCCTTCGGGCTGGCGCTGACGGGCGCGCTGAAGGGCGCAGTGGTGGACGGCAAGGGGCTGGAAAGCGTGCTGCGCGGGCTGGCGCTGCGCATGAGCGACATTGCGCTTTCGGTGGGGCTGAAGCCGCTGGAGGGGCTGTTGAGTTCGGGCATTTCCAACCTTCTTGGCGGGGCGACGCCCTTCGCCAAGGGCGGGGTGGTGTCCTCGCCCACCTATTTCAGCAGCGGCGGCGGGCTGGGGCTGATGGGCGAGGCGGGGGCGGAGGCGATCCTGCCTTTGCGGCGCGGGCCGGATGGGGCGCTGGGCGTTGCGGCGGAGGGCGGCGGTGGTGGCGGGGCGCGTATCGTCTTCAACGTGACGACGCCGGATGCGGCGAGCTTCCGCAAGTCCGAGGGGCAGATCGCGGCGATGCTGACGCGCACGGTGGGGCGGGGGCAGCGGAGTTTATGAGGGAGAGGGGAAGGCCCCTCCCTAAATCCCTCCCCTCAAGGGAGAGGGATTTAACGGGCCGCACCCTCTGCGTTTCATTTTGCCCGGTGAGCGGGACTCCTGCTTTCTCTTTCCCGTGTGGGCAGGCCATTGCCTATGGAATTCGGCGTTACGGTTTTTCCCTTCTCCCCTCGGGGAGAAGGTGGCCCGAAGGGTCGGATGAGGGGGGATCCAAATGGAATCCCTTATCTTTTCACGTCTGCGGCATCCCCCTCATCCGCCTGCCGGCACCTTCTCCCCGAGGGGAGAAGGGGAATGGGGCAATGTCGAGTTCATAGGCGATTGCCCTGTCCCTTGTGGGGAGATGCCGGCAGGCAGAGGGGCCTGTTTCGGAGATATCGGCATGGCAGGATTTCATGAGGTGCGGTTTCCGCTGCGTGTCGCGCTCGGCACCAGCGGCGGGCCGGTGCGGCGGACGGATATCGTCAGCCTTTCCAACGGGCGGGAGAACCGCAATCGCCGCTGGCAGGATGCGCGGCGGCACTATGACGCCGGCTCGGGCGTGCGCTCGCTCGACGATCTCTATGCTGTGCTCTCCTTCTTCGAGGCGCGGGCGGGGCAGTTCAACGGGTTCCGGTTCCGCGATCCGGTGGATCACAAGTCCTGTGCGCCGGGCGGTGTCATCAGCGCCGTGGATCAGTTCCTCGGCGGGGCGGACGGGGTGACGGCCACCTTTGCGCTGGTCAAGCGCTATGCGGATGCCGGCGGCGAGACGGTGCGGCGGATCGACAAGCCGGTGGTCGGCACGGTGAGCGTGGCGGTGGCGGGGAGCGCGGTGCCGGCGGCGGACTATACCGTCGACCATGCGGCAGGGACGATCACCTTCAAGCCCGACAAGGTGCCGCTTTCCGGCACGGTGCGGGCGGGCTTCGAATTCGACGTGCCGGTGCGCTTCGATACGGACCGCATCGATATCGACCTCGCGCAGTTCGATGCGGGGCGCATTCCTTCCATTCCGCTTGTGGAGATCAAGCCATGAGGACCATTTCGCCCGGGCTCCAGGCCCATCTCGACGGCGAGGCGACGACGCTGTGCAACGCCTGGCGCGTGACGCGACAGGACGGCACGGTGATGGGCTTCACCGATCACGACCGGGATATCGCCTTCGACGGCCTCACCTATGCCGCCGCGAGCGGCTTCGAGGCGAGCGAGGCGGAGGACGGCAACGGGCTTTCGGCCGAGGGCGGGGATGTGTTGGGCGGGTTTTCCGCCGATACGATCCGCGCCGAGGACCTTTCCGCCGGGCGCTATGACGGGGCGAAGGTGGAGATTTTCACGGTCAACTGGCAGGACCCGTCGCAGCGCCTGCTGCTGCGCGCCGCCGAACTCGGCGAGGTGCGGCGTGAGGGTGGGCTTTTCCGGGTGGAGTTGCGGCGGCTGACGCATCGGCTCGACCAAGTGCGTGGGCGCGTCTTTGGCCGCCAGTGCGACGCGGTGCTGGGGGATGCGCGCTGCGGGGTCGATCTGGCGGCTTATCGGGCGAGCGCGACGGTGACGGCGGTGTCGGACGACATGCATGTGCGGGTGAGCGGCCTTTCCGGTTTTGCCGACCGCTTCTTCCGCTATGGCGTGCTGACCTTCACCGGCGGCGCGGCGGCGGGGCTTTCGGCGGATATCGAGGATCATCGGCGCGGCGAGGGCGCGGACGAGCTGGTGCTGTGGCTGCCGATGGCGGCCGGGATCGCCGTGGGCGATACGCTGGAGGTGACGGCGGGCTGCGACAAGCGCTTTGCGATCTGCCGAGGGAAGTTCGGCAACGGGCTGAATTTTCAGGGGTTCCCGCATATGCCGGGCAGCGACTTCAGCTACGGTTATGTCAACAGCCAGACCGTGCATGACGGGAGGGCGCTCTTTGATTGAGGTTGCTGGGACTGGAGTTTTTGGTGAGCGCGTCGTTGCGGTTGCGCGCGGCTTTATCGGCACGCCCTATCGGCATCAGGGATCGCTGAAGGGCGTGGGGTGCGATTGCCTCGGCCTGATCCGGGGTGTCTGGCGGGAGCTTTACGGCGTGGAGCCGGAGGTGCCCGCGCCCTATGCGCCCGACTGGGCGGAGCGGGCGGGCGAGGAACGGCTGCTGGAGGCGGCCGGGCGGCATTGCGGGGCGGCGCTGCCGCTCGCGGCGTTGCGGCCGGGCGATCTCCTCGTCTTCCGCTGGCAGGACGAGGTGGCGGCGAAACATGCCGGCATCGCCACGCCCGAAGGGCGCTTCATCCATGCCTATGAGCAGGCGGCGGTGATCGAATCGCCGCTCGTTCCCTCCTGGCGCCGGCGTATTGCCGGCGTTTTTCGTTTTCCGGAGCTTTCCTGATCCATGGCGACACTTCTCTTCCAGGCGGCGGGCGCCGCGCTCGGCAGCGTCTTCGGCCCCATCGGCGCGATCGTCGGGCGGGCGGTGGGGGCGCTTGCCGGTTCGGTCGTCGACCGCTCGCTGATGGGCGGCGGAGGCGGGGACGGCAGGACGATTTCCGGCCCGCGGCTGATGGACGGCCGCGTGCCCGGCTCCGAGGAGGGCACGGCGATCAGCCGTGTCTACGGCGTCTCGCGCCTCGGCGGCACGCTGATCTGGGCGACGCGTTTCGAGGAACAGGTCACCGTGGAAGAGCGGCAGGGCGGCAAGGGCGGCGGCGGAGGCGGCTCGCAGGTCCAGACGCGGACTTACCGCTATTTCGCGAACCTTGCGATGGCGGTCTGCGAGGGGCCGGTCGCCAGCGTGCGCCGCATCTGGGTGGACGGGCGCGAACTCGACATGACCTCGGTGGCGATACGCATCTATACCGGGACGCCGGACCAGCCGCCCGATCCGCTGATCGAGGCTAGGCAGGGGGCGGGCAAGACGCCGGCCTATCGCGGGCTGTGCTATGTCGTGCTGGAGCGGTTTCCGCTGGAGGCCTACGGTAATCGCATTCCGCTCCTGCATTTCGAGGTGGTGCGGCCGGTCGGCTCGCTGGAAAAGAAGGTTCGGGCGGTGACGATCATTCCCGGCTCGACGGAGCACGGCTACGATCCGTCGCGCGTGACGGAGGTGACCGGGGCCGGCTCGGCGCGGCACATCAACCGCAACATGCTGCTCGCCTCGAGCGACTGGCGCGCCTCGCTCGCCGATCTCAAGAGCCTCTGCCCCAATATCGAGCGGGTCGCGCTGGTCGTCGCCTGGTTCGGGACGGATCTCAGGGCCGGCAACTGCCGGATCGTGCCGGGGGTGGAGACGCGCAATCGCGGCGGGGAATCGCGGCCCTGGCGGGTCGGGGGCATCACGCGCCCGGGCGCTTATCTGGTGAGCCGCAACGAGGGGAAGGCGGCCTTCGGCGGCACGCCCTCGGACGCCGGCGTGATCGCGGCGATCCGCCATCTCAAGGCCGAGGGGCTTGAAGTCTATCTCTATCCGTTCCTGATGATGGACGTGCCGGCGGGCAACGGCCTGCCCGATCCCTATGGCGGCGCAGGGCAGGCCGCCTATCCCTGGCGCGGGCGCATCACCTGCCATCCCGCCTCGGTGGACCGGACGAATACGGCGCGCAGTCAGGTGCAGACCTTTCTCGGCAATGCGCAGGCGGGGCATTTTTCCGTCAGCGGTGAAACCATCAACGCCCCTTCCTGGGATGAGGGCTATCGCCGGATGGTGCTGCATTATGCGCGGCTGGCGGAGGTGGCGGGCGGGGTTAACGGCTTTCTCATCGGCTCGGAGATGCGCGGGCTGACGGCGCTGCGCGATGGCGACGGGCGGTTTCCCTTCGTGGAAGGGCTCTGCACGCTCGCGGCCAATGTGCGCGCCGTGCTGCGCGCCGGCACGAAGATCACCTATGCGGCGGACTGGAGCGAATATGCCGGCTTCCAGCCGGCGGGCGGCGGCGGGGAGCTGCGCTTTCCGCTCGATCCGCTCTGGGCGCATCCGGCCATCGATGCCGTGGGCATCGACAATTACATGCCGCTTTCCGACTGGCAGGACGGCGACATGCTCGCCGGCAACCCGGACGGGTTCCGTCATTCGGAAGACGCGGCGGGCATGCGGGGCGCGATCACGCAAGGCGAGGGCTTCGACTGGTACTATGCCGGCGATGCCGACCGCAGGGCGCGCATCCGCACGCCGATCACCGACGGGGCGGCGGGCAAGCCCTGGGTGTTCCGCTACAAGGATATCGAAAGCTGGTGGACGAACCCGCATTACGAACGGGGGCCGGGCGGGGCGGAACTGCCCGCGCCGACGGCCTGGGTGCCGCGTTCCAAGCCGGTCTGGTTCACGGAACTCGGCTGCCCGGCGATCGACAAGGGAGCGAACCGGCCGAACGCCTTCGTCGACGCCAAGAGCGTCGAGAACGCGCTGCCGCATCATTCCGGCGGCGCGCGCAGCGATTCCATGCAACGCCGCTTTCTCGACGCGCATCACGACTGGTGGCAGGGGAGCGGGCCAGAGCCGGGCATGGTGGATGCGGGGCGCGTCTTCCTGTGGACCTGGGACGCGCGGCCCTATCCGGCCTTTCCCGAAAATCTCTCGCTGTGGGCGGACGGGGCCAACTGGCAGCGCGGGCACTGGCTGAACGGGCGGCTCGGGGCGGGGACGGTGGCCGATGTCATCGCCGCCGTGCTGACCGATCACGGTTTTACGGATTTCGACGTGTCCGGCGTCTGCGGCGACCTGCCGGGCTTCGTGCAGGGCGAGCAAACCTCGGCGCGCCGGCTGATCGAGCCGCTGCTGGAGGCGTTCCAGATCGATGCGCTGGAGGCGGACGGACGGCTGACATTCCGCTCGCGGCTGAAATCCGCGCTGCCGGCGGCCGAGCTGGAGGTGCTGGCCGAGCGGCCGGACGAGGCGCTTTTCGAGGAGAGCCGGGGCCATATCAGCGATCTTTGCGGCGAGGCGATCCTCGACCATTTCGACGAGGCGAGCGGGCATCCGCGTGTGACGACACGCTCCCGGCGTATGGCGGGCGGCACGGACCGGGTGCTCCGGCTCTCGCTGCCGGCGGTGCTGCATGCGGGCGGCGCGGCGGCCTGCGTCGAGACGGCTCTGCGCGACCACCGCGCCGGCCAGCGGCGCGTCTCCTTCCGCCTGCCGCCGACGGCGCTCGGCTTCACGCCGGGCGATGTGGTGCGGCTTGCCGGCGGGCCGGCGGGGCGTTTCCTGATCACGGGCGTCACCGACGGGCTGGTGCGCGAGGTCGAGGCGCGCGCCATCGCGGCTGGCGACAGCGCCGCGCCCGCGCCGGTGGAGGAGGGCGGGCCAACGGGCGAAACGGGGGCGGCGGACGCTTTTGCGCCCGTCGTCGCGCTGCTCGACCTGCCGGTGCTCGGCACGGGCAATCCGCAGGATTTCGCCTGCGTCGCCGCCTATGCCCAGCCCTGGCGCGCCATGCTCGTCTCCAGTTCCGAAACGACGGAGGGCTACCGCATCCGCACGCAGCTCGACAGGCCGGCGCGGATCGGCTGGCTGGCCGAGCCGCTCGGGCCGGGCGTGGTGGGCCGGTTCGACGACAGCGGTTCGTTGCTGATCGACCTTCCCGCGGGCGGGCTGTCCTCGGCCGACAGGCTGGCGGTGCTGAACGGGACGAACCGCATTGCGCTCAGCGCCGGGAACGGGGCCTGGGAAATCGTCGGGTTCCGCACGGCGAGCGAGATCGCGCCGCGGCGCTGGCGGTTGACGGGCCTCCTGCGTGCGCTCTGCGGCACCGAGGACGCCATGATCGCGGGCCATGCGGTGGACGCTCAGGCCGTGATGCTCGACGAGGCGCTGCGTCCGCTCGGTCTCGGCGTGGAGGAGGCGGGGCGTCTTTCCAACTGGGTGGTCGACGCCATTGGCGTTTCGGCCACGCAGATCGGCCCCTTCGCCTTTGCCGGCGGGATAAGGGCGCTGACGCCGCTTTGCCCGGTGCATCTGCGCGCCCGGCGCGGGGTGGACGGCATTGCGCGGCTTTCCTGGATGCGGCGCGGCCGCATCGATTCGGATAGCTGGCTTGCCGTCGAGATTCCGCTGGACGAGCCGACCGAGGGCTACCGGCTGGAAATCCTCTCGGCGGGCGCGGTGGTGCGCAGCGTCGAGACGGGCGCGCCTTCCTATGCCTATCCGGCCGCCGACGAGCTTGCCGATTTCGGCGCGCCGCAGGCGGCCCTTTCCATCCGCGTGCGCCAGCTCGGCCGCGCGGTGCCGCTCGGCCTGCCGGCCGAGGCGACCCTCAGTCTCTAG